ACTTTTTCATTCATTTTTTTAAAAATATCTTTATTTTTTAAATAAGATACTTGAGCATTTTCTAAAGCTAATCCTGATTTATTAGTATCAGTTCTACTATCTCTTGAATCATTTTTATCAGTATCTTTCATACGTTTTGTTCCTAATGGGTCTTTACCAAAATTGCTATCTTGTTTACCGTGGTTGGTAATACTATCTTTAGGACGACCTAATTTAGCATCTGAGTCGGTATCATAACCATCAGGAACACCCCCTGGATCGGAATACATTCTACCTTTACCATATAATGAAGCTAAATCATGAGGAGTACCATATGATTTGCCTGTTTCTACTGGGTCGTTACCTTCAGCTACTATTTGTGCATTTCTAAATTTACGTTTAGAATCTTGACGTATTAAGTCTCTATATTCATCATATTGGTCCTCAGATAAATGGAAAATATTATCATAAATCCAGTCAGAGGGTAATAAATTATTTTCTAACAGTGCTGTTGCTAGCTCTGTTTTAGATTTCATTAATTCTACTTTTTCTTGTTCGAATATGATAGATGGGGTTTGCATTGATAATTCAAAATTAGTCAGTGCTTCATCTCTATACCCTTGAGAATATAAATGAACAAGTGCTATTTTATTAAGTTCTGAGACTAGTATTCTTTGTAAGCGTTCAATAGTACGCGCAAATCTAATGTCTTCAGCAGCTAATGTTGCTTTACCTTCCGTAGTTTCATCATATCCTAAAAATGCTTTAGGGATTTTAAGAGCTGCAAATAATTTATCTCTTAAATATTCAACATCTTGAATACCGTCATAATCTAAACCTTTTGTAGTTTCAATTTTTGTTGTTTGATCATTTCCACGAATTGGGATATAAAAATCCTCCATCATGTTTTGCATGTTATATTTTAAATTATATTCCCCTGTTTTTTCATCCATCATAGGAGTACGCTTCATGTTTGTAATTGTTTTCTGCATGAAAGCATCTATTTCATTTGGAGGTATGCCACCAACATTCATATAAAAAATACGTTTTTCAGGAGCACGTGCAATTCTATGAATTAACATAGCATCTTCCATTAACGTATATTGTTTAAATAATTTTCTAGCTGGTTCAATATATGAACGACCATAAGGTAAATAGTTAACATCACCTATTAATCTAAAATGAGCCATTTCATAATTTTCAAAATAAATACCAGGAGAATTATCAGAACTAGCTCCAGGAACATTATACATCCCTGAATTAGAGTTTACCATACCATCTGGAGAGTACCTATATCTAATTTCTGCTGGGTTTTTAGGGTTAAATCCTTCTTGTCTTTCTATATGGTAAGCAGTATAAGGAATTACATTATATACCCCATATTTTTCAGATATTTCTAGTTTTAAGAAAAAATCTCCATATTTAGACATTTGTCTAACCCATGACCATAAATTAAATTCAATATTTAAAATGTCATAAAATAAATTATAAAGTATTTTTTGAATATCTTCATTTGAAGAACGAATAGATAATACTTCACCCATATCATTTTTAAGTGTTGATTCATCAGCTATAATATCTAATGCTGAAGCAATAATAGCATCAGTATCCATTACATCATATTCGGAGTATAATTGTGGTCTAAGATATTGATAATTAAAATTAAATTGTGCCCCATATAAAGATGAGGGGTTGTTTACAAATATTCTATTATATCTATCTATTAATGAATTAGTTTGTAACCCACCATTTTGTTGTATAGTACTACTATCAATTACTTTTATTTCATTACCCCCAGTATTACGTATAATTACGTCTGTTGAAAATAATCTTTGTAGTCTACTAAATAAGCCTTTATCTGCCATTGTATATAGTTATTGTTATAAATATTAATTATAGAAGCCAACTAATGTCTTCTTTACCATGATCTGTATCAATGTGGTAAGGATTATCATTACCACTTGAAAAATACCCACCCTGGTACGTTGTTCTTTTTACTGTTATATTATTTAATGCATTTCTAGTTGCATCCAAACCCTGTTGTCTTAATTTTAATGCTGTGTCCCTAATATACATAGCTATACCAAAAGCCATAACTAAATCATCATTGTATCCAGTTTGTGCTTGCGCTTTACCATTTTTCCAAACAAATACTTTCATTTCTTCTACTAACCTTCTTGATTGTATTGTTACTCCTTTATCCGCTATATACTCTTGAAACTTTCCTATTACCATAGGACGTGTTCTAGATGACATAGTAAAACCAGCTACCATTTTAGAGTGGTCTTGATATCTATCAAAATACGAATTAGCATTGGAGGAATCACTCTTTTGTGAATAATAAAGATTGGGGTATTGTCTATCTATAGCAACTTGTATAGTTGCCCACCCAATATTGGCATTTTCTATAATAAGCATTGCTTCATTATATTCAGTAGCTAAACCTACTAATAAATGTCCAAATTCTTTTGTTCCTAATTGACCTTTATATTCAGCTACTTGTACATTATTTTCAACATCCATTACATGACAAGTAGAAAAATCTTTTCCATCCCCACGGGCAACATCAGCTACAACCATATAATTTCTACTATAGTCCGGGGACTCCCAAACCCATAAGTTTTGATCTGCACCCCTTCTTTCCATTGGTTCTTTAATATGGGATTTTTCATAAAATTCCAAATATTCATTATAAAATACAATATCACCCGAAGTACTAAAATCACAATCACATTCTTGTGCCGCTAGTCTAGGGTCACCTAATAAAGCATCTTGTGAATCTCTCCATGTTTGATCTCTTTCTGGGTGTACATACCAAGGTAATTTGATTGGTAAAAAATCATTTTCTCCACTTTCGGCTTTAACCCAAGTTTGATGGAACCAATTACCAGTACCATAAGGAGTAGATAATACAATAGCACCACCACCCGTTGCTAGGGTTTGTTGTGCAGAAGCCCATGTTTCAGCAATATTATCAATAAAGGCTGCTTCATCAATAATTAGTAAAGATACTGCTTCTGAACGTGCGGCATCGGCATTAGAAGATTTAGCTTGTATTTTTGAACCATTAATTAATCTTAATGATAATTTGTTATTTTCAGCAGAATCCACTTTAAGCCATGAGGGTAAATTCTCCCACATGAATTGAACTTTTGTTACTAAGTTTCTTGCTGTTGCTTGTGTAGTTGCTAATGCTAATACATTTCGATCTTTATGAAATGTCATTAACCATAATGAATAACCTGCTGCTAATGTAGAAATACCTAATTGTCTAGATTTTAATATAGCACTATAATCATTTTGTTGAAATAACGTTAATACCTTTTCTTGAAATGGGTATAGATTGAACTGTATGCGACCGCGTTGTGGATGCTGTATATAACAGTATTTACGCATAAAATGCACCGGATCTTTAGCACATTTTAAATATTCTTGACGTATTACTTTTTTTAAATCAGACATATATTATTTTAATATAAGAATTACTCCAGCAATAGCTACTAAACCAGCACCACCCATTAGTTTAGTTTTAACTTTTTGTTTTTTTAAATCTAATTGGAGTCTTTTAGATAATTCTTGAGAAAGGGCTAATTGATCTGTTTTAGTAAGCATTATAGATTCAAAATTCCCTACTTGAGAATTTAGGTTAAAAATAATACTGTCTTTTAAAACAACTTTTTGTTCTAATAACTTTATTTTACTTACACTAAGGGATAATTCTTCTTTTATACCATCACCAGTAATTAAATCCTTAATTACTAGTTTTGCTATTGGTTTTTTCAATTGAATCGATGTACTGTCCGTAACGTTCTGTGAAAAACCTTTCAAGCTCATTATCATCAAAAGAATCAACGGCATTAACTTTTTCATTTACTTTCCATTTTAAAGTTTTTATTCTATTATCTTTTAAATCAATCTGCTGATCTAATTTTGATACTTGATTATTTAAAGTATCAATTTTAAAAGTCAATTCATCATTTATGTAATGTAACGAATCGACTTTTTGTTCTAATGCTACTATCTTAGCATTGTAATCTTCAGTATAATCTTCTTCATTAGAAAATAATAGCCAAGCTATAATAACTAATAAAATAACAATCTTTAATGAATACAAAAACCTTTCGTTAAATTTCATATTTATTTATCTATAATACTCTCTAACTCTTTTTTTAATTTAGTTTTATCTTTTAAAATTTTAACTAATTTTTCTTTATCTTCACCTTCAGCTTTAGAATACTTTTTAGCTAATGACTTCATTTCACGAGTTAATAAAGCTAATTCTTCTTTTGCTTTTGCTAAGCCTTTAGTTTTTTTAAGGTCTGCTTTAGATGGTTCTTTATCTTCATCTTCATTCATTGCACCTCTTTTAACAATAGCATCATATGCTTTGCCAACATCACCTTTATATAATTGATCTACTATTTTTTTACCTAGTTTTTCTAACTGGTTATCATCTAAAGAATGTTTTTTACCGAATCCGTCTAAATAAGACATACCAATATCTAAATAATCATAAAAAAAGTCTTCACCTTTAGGGGTTGCATCTTCTTCTATACCAGCTTCTTCTTTTGCCTTAGCTAAATCATCCATTGCCTTAGTTAACTCTTCTGTATCTTTTGTATTTTGTTGAGTTTCTTTATCTT